AAATTCTAGGTGATGGAAAGCAAGTTTATGAAAAGTTCGACCCCGAGACTGGCGAGGTCGACTGCAGGGTAAAGGAATTTTCTCGTTGGTCGACCAAGCCTGGAATCGGCCATGACTATTTCCAAAAGTTTTGGCGTGATTTCTACAAAATCGATTGTTGTTTGATTAATAACAAGAAATTTAAGATTCCTAGGTACTATGATCGTTTACTCCTAAGGGATCACCCTGATGTGTTTGAAATTGTTAAGCAAAAACGGATACTTAGCGCGCAATCTTACCGCTTGACACCTGATGCGCAAAGGGGTAGATTATTGGTCAGAGAAGAAGTCAAACGCTTAAGAGCCGAGCGTTTGCTTCGACCTTATGAGGCTCAAATAACGGAGTATTTAGAAAATGTCTAAAAAAGTTTTAGTTTCTGTCTATGACAAGGTTGCAAATCTTTATTTCCCTATCATTACAGAGATTAATTTAGAGGTTGCGGTTCGCAATTTCCGAGAAGGTGCTAAGAAGAATCCTCAGATTGGTGCTTATCCCTCTGATTACGAACTTCATCATGTGGGTTATTTTGATGATGAGACCGGTCAGGTTCTTCCGGTTTCTGCTAACACGTTAGAAACTGGCAATAATATTGTGATTAGAGCCTCTGAGGTTTTTCCCAACAATTCTTCCTGTTAAAATTAGAGAGTTCTCTATTCTCTGAGGCCACCCGTAGGTCTACCGATGTCGGCCCTACGGGTTTTTTTTTAAGTGAGGTGCTTATGCCTAAATTCTTTACTAAATACAATCCCCCGAAAATTCCTGGATTTTCGTCTGAGATGGAATCCAAAGTTCAAGAGCAGTTCGCGGACGCTTGCCAGACGGATACGATTATCCGTAAATACAATATGATGGGTGTCAATCCGTTTATTTCAGCTGGCGGCAGCCAGTATTTGGATACTACTCAAATTCCGTCTTTTGTAGTTGCTCAAAATGCTCAAGTCAAAGTTAAAGAGTATTTCGAGGGTTTACCCTCAGATGTCAGACTCGAATTCAACAATGACCCGATGCAGTTTGCTGAGGTCGTTTCTGACCCGCGAAATGCGGACTACCTCCGAGAAATCGGAGTTCTTGCACCCCTCCCTGCGGAGCAGGAGGGTGAAAAACAACCCGCTTCCAGCGGGGATAATTCTGAAAAGGCCCCCCAGGCAAGTTCAGGTAGTGAACTTTCTGCGGGTTTTGATGCTAAAAAGGCCGAAAATCTTGAAAAATCAAATGGTTAACTCCAACGTGGCACAGTGCGCTACTTGTTGTAACTGTGCCACGTGACACCAAGTGATTTTTCGACTTGGTGAAATTTCCAACTTTTTTCTCATTTTTAAGGACTAAAAAAATGGCTAAAAATAGTGCTCGTTCCCATAGAAAAAATAATCGTTTTTCTCAGATTCCTAACTCTCCGATTCAGCGTTCTGTGTTTGATCGTTCTCACGATTACAAAACTACGATGGATGCCGGATATTTGATTCCGTTTTTCGTTGATGAGGTTCTTCCCGGAGATACGTTTAAATTGCGCGTAAATGCGTTTGTTCGAATGAATACGCTCATTTCTCCGTTTATGGATAACGTATTCATGGATACGTTCTTTTTCTTTGTTCCGACCCGCCTTGTTTGGGATAATTGGCAACGGTTTTGCGGTGAGCGGAAAAACCCCGGTGATATCACCGATTTTTTAATTCCTTCTCTTTCCGGAGTTAATACGTTTGAGAATGGAACGATTTTTGATTACATGGGTTTGCCTACTGGAGTTCCATTAAATCCCACTAATACGCCTATTAATGCTCTCCCGTTCAGAGCTTATAACCTCATTTATAACGAGTGGTTCCGCGATGAGAATTTGATTGATTCGATTCCGGTTTTAACAACCGATGGCCCTGACCCGATTTCAAATTACACATTGCGTAAGCGTGCTAAACGTCACGACTATTTCACGAGTGCTTTGCCGTGGCCCCAGAAAGGCCCGAGCGTAGATGTTGGTTTAACTGGAAACGCTCCTATCGTCGGATTCGGTCAGGATGGTTATCAGTTTAATTTCACTAGTGACCCTGCTGATGGACAGGGCCCCTCTTCTGGTTGGCAATTAGGTACGGCTGATGTAGAACATTTGGGTAAATTGCAGGCTTTTTTTGGCAATAGTGTTGGTGCCGGCAATCAAGCCAGATCTTGGCAAAATTATGGCTCTCCCAGCCCTGCTTGGACTGATGTTATCCAACAACAGGATGAATCTTCTTCTGTTCAATTAACTGCTTTGAAAGGTTCTGATCTTTCTTCTTTTTATCATTTTGGTGGTGGTTATTTACTTCCTACTAATCCTTCAGAAACTCCGTACGCTGACTTATCTGGCGTTTCTGCCATCTCGATTAATGATCTGCGTCAAGCCTTCCAAATCCAAAAATTTTATGAAAAATGGGCTCGTGGTGGTTCCCGTTACACGGAAACCCTGCGTGTAATGTTCAATGTCATATCTCCTGATGCTCGCCTGCAACGTCCTGAATATCTTGGCGGTACTCATTCTCGTGTTAACATCTTACCGACTGCACAAACTAGTAGCACTGATAGTGTTTCTCCTCAGTCTAATTTGTCTGCTTTCGGCGTTCTCGGTGATTCTGCCCATGGTTTCAATAAATCATTCGTTGAGCATGGTTATGTGATCGGTCTCTGTTCTCTCCGTGCTGATATCACATATCAGCAGGGTTTGAATCGCATGTGGTCTCGTCGGCAGTTGTTTGATTTCTACTGGCCCACTTTTGCCCATTTAGGTGAGCAGGTTGTTTACAACAAGGAGATTTTCACTCAAGGCTCTGCTGAGGATGACGGTGTTTTCGGTTACCAGGAACGTTATGCAGAATATCGGTACAAGCCTTCGATGATTACAGGTAAATTGAGGTCGACCGATCCTCAATCTCTGGATGTTTGGCATTTAGCTCAGAAATTTGATTCCTTACCTAGATTGAATAAAGACTTCATTGAGGAAAATCCCCCGATTAATCGTGTGATCGCTGTTCAGAATGAACCTCAGTTCTTTGCCGATTTTTGGTTTGATTTGAAGACCTCGAGGCCTATGCCTGTCTATAGCGTTCCCGGCCTTGTCGATCATTTCTAACGTAGCTACGTTTAGTTATTCTGTTGTTACCGAGGGGCGAGGTCCCCCATAGACCTCGCGGACGCTGGTAACAACGGAAATAACTATGTGCAGAGGGTAACAAATGTCATTAGGTAATTTTCTTGGTTCTGTCGGTGGTGCCATTGGCGGTCTGTTTGGAGATGCCATAGGAGGCACCATAACAGGCGCTACGCTCGGTTCTGGTCTTGGTTCGATAGGTAGTGCCCTTGGTACTGGAATGGGTCTTGTAGGCTCTGCTAAGGGCCTCTACGATAGTTTTAACAATACGAGCCTCAAAAACCAAATGGCGTATGACCAATTTAAATCCGAATTGGATTATCAATATTGGTCACGCAAAATGAGTAATCGCCATACCCTTGAGGTAGGTGATTTGCGTCAGGCTGGTTTAAACCCGATTCTCTCGGCTAATTCTGCTGGCAGTGTTGCGAGTGCGATTCCTAACGGTGCGATTCCTGAGACTTCCTCTCAGCAGTCTGCTGCCGGAGCAGCCAGAGAGGCGAATCGTATCAATGCGATGATTGGTGAATCTACTTCCGCCAAAAATCTCGCGGACGCTCAGGCCTCGATAATGAATGCAGAAACTGGACGAATGGTAGGTATTGCGTCTGCTCGTCGTGCTAATGCTGAGGCCGGTCTTGCCGGTACTCGTATGTCTAACGAGTTGGCTTATCCGAACAATCAGCCTTCTTTATTTAAGTACATCAATTCAGGTAAGCAGTTGGTTGAAGACCTTTTTGATCGTAACTATGGATTGCCTTCTAACGCGTCTCCTGCGCGCAGACAGCGCTATGAGGTGTTTATCAATGGTGGAGGTCGTCGTCAGTAAAAACATCGTTCATAGAGCGTTTTTGGAGCTTTTAGGAGGATTTATGAAAATCACAATAGATTGGTTAGATCAATTCTTTGATATCTTTTCTCGGCTTGGTAAAATGCTTTTATATCTTTATCAACTTTTTAGAGGAAAATTATGAGACGCCGTCGTTTATCCCGGAAAACTTCCCGCCGTTTTTTCCGTAAAGGTCTTCGAGTCCGCCGTCGTAACCTCCGTGCGCGACCGATGAGAGGCGGATTTAGAATTTGAGGTTCCACGTGGAACGGAAGGCGTCACTAAAGGGCGCCTTTTTTTATGACTTGTTACCACCCGATTACTGCGTATTGGAGCAGGACGCTTAAAACAAAATTGGGTACTCCTGCGATAACGTTTAAATATGCTGATGCTGACCTGGAACTTGGAGAGTTTCAGATTCCCTGTGGTCAGTGCATTGGTTGCCGATTAGATCGCTCGCTGGATTCTGCTGTGCGAGCTCACCATGAGAGTTTGTTATATGATCGAAACTTTTTTCTCACCCTCACGTACGATCCGGAGCATTTGCCTCCTTTTGGTTCTCTTATTCCTCGCGATCTCACGCTGTTTTGGAAGCGAATCCGTAGACGCGGAGTTAACCTTCGCTACATGGCATGTGGCGAGTACGGTAGTGCTTTCGGTCGTCCCCATTATCACGCTATTTTGTTTAATTTACCTCCTCTTGAACTCCGCCAAATTGGAATTACAAAAACTGGATTTCCTACTTATGTATCTGACCTTATTGGCGAATGCTGGCCTTTTGGTTTTCATACTCTTAATTCAGTCACTTTCCAGACATGTGCTTATGTTGCCCGCTATGTGACAAAAAAAATTCTAGGTGATGGAAAACAAGTTTATGAA